TGGAAATAGGCACCAACGCTTACTACGTCATCTACGAGTTCTTTACGCATACCGGCACTGCTCTTTCCACTACATCCGGTACTGTTTTAGCGAACTCGAAATCCGCCAAGATATCCCGCGAACTTACTTTTATCGATGTTCAAGCGGCTATGTCTTTTCAAGGTCTTTATAACGGCCAGGCGGAATATAATGCTGTCTTCAAGGCGAAGCCTGGCGTCGTTACCGTCAGTGTCTATCCAGACCTGATCCTTAAAGCCAAGCGGTACGTCACGTTCAAAAGTGACGAAAAAGACGCTATGAAGCAGCTGGAGTTCTTCCGAAAGATGGCCTTGGAAGAACTTCACCTTAAAAGCGAGAGTGAGATACTTCATCATTATCTCTACTGCCTAGATGAAGCAGCCACTTCCCTTCGTGTTGTCCGTGGCTACGTTGCTGGTGGCGACTATCAGCATGCTCGCATCCAACCTACCGCTCAGCGGTCTTGGTTAGCTCGTCTGATCACTCGGACTGGCTCACAACCCTTGATGCCTGCTTTAATCCTTTTCGCTTCCGCCAGCTTCACTCGTAGGCTTCTTGACCGGCCTCTCTCCGGTCACCTCATCTCTCGCTTCCTTCACTTCACGCTTGACACCTTCTTTGGTTATAACTTCATCAAGCGTGCTTGTCCCTGGCTTGCGGGCATTGGTCTTGCCACTGCTGGTCTCGTTTCTCTTGCGAGATGGTTGGATAAGCCTAAACTCTTGGCCAACCAAGCTGACCACCCCGTCCAGGTTCGGATTCTTCCGCAGGGTAGCGCTCTTCGCCCAGGAGTATCTTCACCCCCTCCTTGCGCCACTCCTCCTCCTCCGACCGATCGCCCTCGTGTCGGTCTTGAGGTCGACGTCTCACGTCCTTTGCCTGAGACGCCTGCCCCACCGCCTCCTGTTAGCACAGGCGGTGAGATTGAAGGTGCTGGCATTCGCCTTCTTAATGTTGAAGCCCAACATTATCACAACCCTCTCGCTCGACTCTTCCGTCCTTGCGGTAATGCCTATCTTGAACTGAAGAAGCGGGGAAAGCTTCCTCCTTGCTCTTGTTCCGACGACTACCAGTTAGCCTTTCCAAGCTCTTACACCTGGGTCGTCCACTTCGGTTCATGTCCGTACAATACTCAAGCGGCTCTATTCTATCGACAATTTGCCACTAGTTTGTACCCTGAGGTCGCCACCGTTTCCGAGTTTTCATCTTTTTGTGCTCGGTGGATTGACCGTAACAGCGCCCTCCTCGAGGTCGCTATTGATCATGTGGACTACACCTTCCAGGACTTCATCCAGAGTCCTACCCCGGTAAACGCCGTATTTATATGGAAGGTTACAGTCGGTTTTTGGAGACTGGTACAATTCCCACCATTCTTGAAAATTTCTCCAAAACCGATGAAGTCCATCACACCGATAAGCCCAAAGAACCTCGGCCTCGTTGTTTGTTTAACCCAAGCTCCGAGATGAAGGCTGTCGGTGCTTATTTCGCCCGCATTCTCATCAGAGCTGTCAAGCGAGTCACTCCCTCTTTTGTTTCCGGACTTAATCTCCAGGAATTAGGTGAGCACCTCACTGACACCCTCGATGAGCGCGGTATCCCTCTGGCCTCTCCGAATTTCTTCTCCTATGACGGGAGTGGCCATGACTCTCACCAGCATCCTGAATTCCTCCACTGCGTTGATCACGCAATTATTCGGAGATTCGGGTACCTCGTCCTCAGTCGCACTGATATCCCCAGCATTTACTGGGACGAGGTCATTAAGGCTTTGTCTAAAATGAAGGTTAAAGCCTACACTAAGACTGGTGATGTCTTTATGATGCGTGGCACTGTCTTCTCTGGTCACCCCACTCGGACCACCCTCTTCAACACTCTCCGCTCCATTCTCTACAACGAGTTCATTTTTGAGCGTGCAGGTGTTAGAGGTTTTGTCTTTTGTGCCGGTGATGACGTTTTCGGTTGGACTGATAATCCCAAAACTCATGCTGAAATTTTCCGGGAGATCATGTCCACCGATTGCTCGGGTCGCCGCGGACTCGGGCAGCTCGCCAAAGATTTCAAAGTTGGCGAACTAGAGGGTCACACCTTCCTCTCTAAACATTTGGTGTCTGACGGGCTTACTATTGAAGCTTACCGTATCCCGTCCAAGGTGGCCAACTCCGGTATAGCCACTCGGTCTCTCAAGACCGGTGCTCTCTCTCTCGAGGAGTACGCCACCCTCCAGTACCTTCAACTCGCTGATGTCCCAACTTCT